TAGGATTTGGTGAATACCAGTTCACAGCCGGCCCCAAGGGCGTGGGGGTTGGCTACAACAAGAAAATTGGCGACCAGAACAGCAACGTCCCCCAGCGATATGTCCTCGTTTGCCGCGGCGGGATTGGTAGCGGTAGCGGCGCTGATTACGATCTATGGATTGACGGCAATCTTGTTGTTGCTGCTGACGGCAATGGAACGTATGGGACGAACACGAACAATTCCGCGCGGATAGGGGCTGACTGGGACGGAACGAGCCCGTTTGAGGGGCTCATTTCAAACTTCGCTGTCTGGTCGAGGGCGCTGACAAATTCGGAGGCGGCATCAGTTTCCGCCAACCCCTGGCAACTCTTCCAGCGCCGCGAGTGGGTGCCTTTCACCGCTGGCGCTGGCGGTGGAGTCACTGGCGCAAGCTCTGGAACTCTCGCACTCACCGGCACGGCTGCTGGCTCGATCCGTGTCTCAGGCGCATCTGCTGGGACGCTTGCGCTTGGTGGATCTTCTGCCGGCTCCGTGCGCGTCACTGGTGCATCTGCCGGCACGCTTGCTCTCTCTGGCACATCGACCGGCACGGTAGGCGCTACAGGCGTCACGGGGGCTAGCGCTGGCACTCTGGCGCTGACTGGCACGAGCACTGGCACTGTGCGGGTTACTGGCGCCTCTACTGGGGCGCTGGGGCTCACTGGTTCGGCAACTGGCTCCGTCCGCGTTTCTGGAGCTTCGGCTGGCACGCTCAGTCTCACCGGCACGGCCACCGGCAACACAACAGGCGCAGTTTCTGGCGCGTCTGTCGGCGTGCTGTCGCTGTCTGGCTCTGCTACGGGTTCGGCGCGTGTCTCTGGCGGCTCTGCTGCCGTGCTTCAGATCACCGGCACCGCCGGCGCTCAGATCATCGTGCGCGGCGTGTCGGCGGGTGTTCTGTCGATGACTGGTAGTGCGACCGCAGTGAATGGCGATGTGCCTGCTGTGATTGTTCGCGCAGCACTCAGCAGCAGGACGCGCATCAGGCAAGACGGCGCCGGGACTCGACCGGCTCAACGCTCGACGGGCTCACGGCCTCGTCAATAGGACTCAGCATGGCATTGAAACTCATCACGGCACCAGCCTCCGAGCCGGTGACGGTGGCAGAGGTGCGCGCTCATTGCCGCATCGACGGCACGGCGGAGGATTCGCTGCTTGCCGTCTACATCACTGCCGCTCGTCAGCTTTGCGAGGAAACCATCGGGCGCGTGCTCATGCCGCAGACATGGGAGCAGACTCTGGACGCTTTCCCTGATGGCGAAATCAAGCTGCTCAAGACACCAGTTGCCAGCGTGTCGAGCATCGTCTATGTGGATTCGGCTGGCGTCAATCAGACGCTCAATCCGGCCTCCTACGTCTTCGATGCCGAGACTGAACCGGGCTGGCTTCTGCCTGCTGACGGGCTGGAGTGGCCGACGACTGATGACGTCATCAACGCGGTGCGGATTCGCTTCGTCGCTGGGTATGCAAACTCAGCCTCTGTGCCTGAGTTGCTGAAGGTCTGGATTTACTCGACTGTGGCCGCCTTCGTGGCGCAGCGTGAGTCCATCGACACAACGGGCCGAGTCGGCGCGCTGCCTGAGCGCTTCATTGATCGTCTGCTTGATCCTTATCGGGTGTACGGATGAACGCCGGGGGCCTCAACGTCCGCGTGACGATCCAGCAGCCGCAAACCGGCTCGGATGAATTCGGTCAGCCTGTTGTCGGCTGGTCTGATCTTGTCGCTGTCTGGGCTTCGGTCCGGCACCTGTCGGGCATCGAGGCCGCGAAGTCGGGCATGGATGTGTCAAGCGTCCGGGCTTCTATTCGTATCAAGTACCGCGACGGCATCACCGCTGCAATGCGTGTGATGGTCGGCTCTGTGGCCTACCAGATCAAGGCCGTCATGCCTGACCTTGGCCGGCGCGTCTATGTGGATCTTGTCTGCGAGCAGGTGACGGGATGAGCGGCGGCAAAAACACATTCAGCATCAAAGCGGATTGGTCTGCGGCTGAAGCTCTGTTTGACAGGCTCAGCGATGGCGCAGAGCAGGCCATTCGCCCAGCAGCACAAGCAGCCGCGCAGGTGCTGTATGACGAGGTGAAATCGAACGTTTCGCGCATCAAGCGAGACACCGGCAAGCTGGCGGGCTCGATCTATCAGGCCTACAGCGTGACGAACAGCAGCGACAAGCGTGCGACCTATCACGTGAGTTGGAACCACACCAAGGCGCCGCATGGCTACCTTGTCGAGTACGGGCACTTGCAGCGGTACGAAATCGTCCGCGACAAGCAAGGCCGGTTTTACCCGGCTGTCCGCCCCGGCATGGAAGGAACGAGGAAGCCAGGCCGCCGCGCTTCGCAGGCTGTGAAGGATGCGTACTGGGTGACGCTACCGACCCCGATTCAGATTCCAGGCAAGGCATTCGTGCGCAGTGCCAAGGTGAAGTTTCCGCAGGCAGTGGCAGCAGCCACCAAGGTGCTGCTTGAAAAGATCGGCGTGAAATGAGCATTGAAGCCCAACTCACCACGGCGCTGAAGGCCATTTGCCCGCGCACGTTCCCGCTCGTGGCTCCCACCAGCACTGATCGGCCCTACGTCACCTATCAACTGATCGGCGGGCGGGCTCTTGGCTATCTCGACAACTCAGCAGCCGACAAGCGGCACAGCCTGATCCAAGTGGATGTGTTCGCCGACACGCTCTTGAGCGCCAAGACCACGATTCGGGCGATTGAGGACGCACTGCGCGCCTCTGTGGTGTTCACCGCCACGCCTGAAGCCGAGCCGCGAGACGACTACGACCACGACATGCTGAGATTCCGCAGTTCACAGGACTTCAGCATTCACAGCACCAGATAAGCCGCAAGGCTCCAAAGCAAGCCCGCCCGGGAAACCGTGGCGGGTTTTTTCGTTGCCCGATGAGGGCGCAACCCTAGACCCGCCGCTGAGCGGGTTTTTTCATTTCTGAAAGGCCCACATCATGGCTCAAGTACCAACCGGAACCACTGTTTTCATTGCCTCCGCCTTCGCGGCTTCCCTGACTGTCAGCACCGCCAGCAATGCCGCTGAATGCGTGCTCGGCATGGCAAGCACCGCGGGTCTTGCAAACGGCGACATCGTGGAAGTCACCAGCGGCTGGGGTCGCCTGAACAAGCGCGCATTCCGGGTCAAGAACTTGGTTGCGAATACCAGCATCACGCTGGAAGGCGCCGACACCACTGTCACCAACTTCTTCCCGGCGGGCGCTGGCGGCGGCTCCGTGCGCAAGGTGACGACCTTCCAGCAGATCACCCAGATCACGGGCATCACCAGCTCGGGCGGCGATCCCGTCTCTGTTGAGTACAAGTACCTGGAAAGCGATGTCCGCTACAAGATCAATGACGGCTTCAACGGCAGTGATTACACGATCACGCTGGACGCTGACGCCATCGGCTCGGCTGGCTACAACGCCATGAAGGCGCTGACCGATGTGCAGACCGACACGATCCTGCGCGTTATCACCCGCTCCGGCCAGATCAACCTGATCCCCGGCACCGTGGCGTTGAACGAAGCAGTCAGCATGAATGACGGCCAGATCAACACCGTCACGGCGTCCCTGTCGGCAAACAATCGCCTTACGAGGTATGGCTCCTGATCCCCGGCCTAACGGCCACCACTGAGCACCGACCCGGCTCCGTTCTCTTCCGTCGCGGGGAGAGGCGGGGTCGGGCACGGGCATTTCAACCCCGCGAGGAAATCACACATGAGCACCATCGTTCTGGGCAAGCGCCCCAAGACCTTCGCCGCCTTCAATGTCAGCTTTGAAGGTCCGGACAAGGAAGAGAAGACCATCCCTGATGTCGTCTTCAAGTACCGCACCCGATCAGAGTTCGCCAAGTTCACGGACGAAGGCAACGAAGAGGCCGGCGCTGCTTACAAGATCGCCCCCGGCGAGAAGTTCAGCCTTGAAAAGATGTTCGAGGCTCAAGGCAACAGCCAGGTCAAGCGCCTGTTGCAGTGCATCGAGTCGTGGGGCCTTGAGGGCATCGATCTCAACGAAGCCCGCATGAAAGAGCTTCAGGACGAATACCCGGGCGCGATGGTCGCTCTGTGGTCGGCATACGGCAATGCCTGCCGGGATGGCCGATTGGGAAACTGAAGTTGGCGGCGCAGGCCGCCTATTTCGTGCCCAAGTCTGGCGCGCTTTTTACAGCCGCCGACATGGGTTTCGATTACGTCGAAGTCTGGCCGGAAAACTGGCCCTCCTGGCGGCTCTTCTGTGAGTTGTCAGGCCAGTGGCGGCGGGCAGGAATGAACGCCTCGCCCATCGCGCTGGATTACACGCCCCTCTTCATGCGCATGGAAAAGCTCGGTCTGTCCGATGAGGACTGGAACGCACTTTTCGATGACGTTCGCGCCCTTGAGTCCGCTGCCCTCCAGCAAATGCGAGACAACGAAACATGACGACTGAAAACCACAAAGTACAGCTAGAGGCATCGCTAGACGCCTCTGGTGTTCGTCAGGGTGCGGAAGAAGGGAAGCAGGCCATGCGTGGCCTGGCGGAAGAGGCCAAGATTTCATCCGAGAAGGCCGGGAAGTCAGGCGAGAAGATCGGCGAAGGCTTCAAGGAGTCGTCCAAGACTATCGACGCCGAAACCAAGAAGATGGCGCAAGCCATCGAGCGGGCTACCGCTGCGGCCAAGGCTGGCGAGCGTGGCACCGCTGCCTATTACGAAGCCATCGCCAATGCCCGAGGCGTCAACACCGATGCGCTGAAGCCATACCTTGACGGGCTGCGCCAGGCTGAGGCCGCCCAGCGTGCGGCTCAGGCATCGCTCGGCGGAATGCAAATGTCCGCCAAGCAGACAACGGCGGCGCTGCGTCAAGTCCCTGCGCAGTTCACCGACATCTTCACATCGCTCGCGTCGGGCCAACAGCCGCTGACAGTGCTGCTCCAGCAGGGCGGCCAGTTGAAGGATATGTTCGGCGGCGTCGGCGCTGCGGCTCAGGCGCTGGGCGGTTATGTCGTCGGGCTCATCAACCCGTTCACGCTGCTAGCCGCTGGTGTCGGCGCTGTGGCGGTGGGCTATTACAAGGGCGCGCAAGAGGCGGAAGCCTTCAACAAGACGCTGATCCTGACGGGCAACGCTGCTGGCGTCACCGCTGGGCAGTTGACGCAGATGTCAGAGGCCGTGCGCTCTATGGGCGCTGGCACGCAGGGTAGGGCCGCCGAGGTGCTGAGCCAGATCGCGGCGTCTAGCGGCATCGGCGCCGACAACATGACGCGGTTTACTGCCGCCGCAGTTGCCTTTGAGGTGGTTGGTGGCGCCGCTGCCGAGGAAACCGTCAAGGCGTTTGCAGAGCTTGCCAAGTCTCCGCTTCAGGCATCCATCAAGCTGAACGAGGCGCAGAACTACCTGACGCAATCGGTCTATCAGCAGATCAAGGCGCTGGAAGATCAGGGCAAGACCACCGAGGCGGCAAAGGTCGCGCAGGAGGCTTATTCAGCCTCTCTTGAGCAGATCGCCCCACAACTCGTCGGCAACCTTGGCGCGGTGGAAACCGCGTGGCTGAGCGTCAAGAACGCCACCAAGTCGGCTTACGACGCGATCCTCGACATTGGCCGCGCCGATTCTCTTTCCGAGCTTGAGCGCCAGCTTGCCAACGCCGAAGCCCGCATGCGCAATGCCGGGCCTGCCGGCCTCATGGCGGTTTGGGCTGAGCAGAATGTGATCGCCCTGCGCACGCAGGTCGCGCTCGCCAAAGAGGGCGAGTCGTGGATGCAGGCTTGGGCGGCTGGAGAGGCCAAGCGAGCAAGCGCCGCGAAGGCCGCCATCGCCATCTCGCAAGAGGCCGCGAAGTACGACTCGGACACCGAGAAGCAGCAGAAGGCTGTTCTCGCCGCCACGGAGCGCTTCAACAAGGCGCTGTCTGATGGGAATCTGAGCGCCAAGGAGCGCAACCAGCTTGAGGCCGACTACCTCAAGACCGTGGCGGGCATCACGGCAGTCAAAGGCCAGGGCCGCCAGCGCGGCGACGACTCCGCCCAGCGCGAGTACGAGGCGCAGAAGCGGCTGATGCTGGAGCTTTCCGGGCTGTCCGGTGACTTCATCAAAGACTGGGAGCGCTTGAACGCGCTATTCAAGGCCGGTGAGATGAACACCGAGCAACTGACGGAAGCTCAGGCCAAGCTGCTGGCGAAACAGCCGGCCATGCGCGACGAACTGAAGGCCCAAGAGGCCGCGCAGAAAGCCATCGCCAAGGCGCAGGAGGAAGTCTCCAAGGCCTATGACAAGCAAGTCGAGGCGCTTCTGAAGTCAGCCGAAGCAGCAGAAGGCCAGCTTCAGAAGGCGCAGGACGAAGAGCAGGCCGCCATGATCGCGGCGGCGGCAAACATCAGCCTTGCGCAAGCCATTCAGCAAGTCACCATTGCCCGCCTGCAAGAGAAGCAAGCGGCGGAAGCTGCGGCAGGGAATCAAGAGGCTGTCGATGCCATCCAGAAGGAAATCGAAGCCCGCCAGAAGCTCGCAGGGCTGATCGGCACCAAGGACGCACGGGACGCCAGCGAGAAGGCCGCCAAGAAAGCAGCCGAGGACTGGCAGAAAGCCGCCGAGAAGATCGAGGACGCGATCACCGATTCGCTGATGCGCGGCTTTGAGTCTGGCAAGGGCTTCGCGGAGAACCTCAAGGACACGGTTGAGAACATGTTCAAGACGATGGTGCTGCGGCCCATTGTCTCGGCCATTGTTCAGCCGATGGCGCAGCAGCTCACCGGCTCTATGGGGCTGGTGAACTCGGCGGCCAATGCCTACGGCATGGTCTCGGGCGCCTCGTCGCTGTCGCTGATGGCGGCAAACGCGACCGGCGCAATGGGCGGGGATGCGCTGGGCTCGCTGATCGCATCCAATGCTGGCAATTGGGGCGTGTCGTCGGCTGGTGTTACAGCAGGGTCAACGGCGCTTGGCTCTGTTGCAACCGCTGTGCCGTACTTGGCTGCCGCTTACGCGATCTACAGCATCGCCAAGAGCCTGGACGACAGCGGCACGATCCACACGGGAGCTTCGTCGGAGTTCAGCGCATCGGGCGGCTTGTCTACTGGCATGGGCCTGTATGGCGTCGGCTCTAAGGCCGGCTCCTACGGGATCGCCACCGAGGCGATGACGACTCAGGTAACGCAGAGCATCGTCGGTATTCTCGACAGCACTGCCAGCACCTTCGGCAAGGAGGCGGGCTATTCCGCTGCGGCTGCGTTTGCAGACGACACCTCGAAGGATGGGGCTTGGGGTGCGCTGTCCATCAAGATCGGCGACAAGATCATTGAAGGATTCGGCCAGGACGGAAACGGACGCTGGCCCGGTCAGAGCTTCAGCGACGGCCAAGCCGGGACGCAGGAATATCTCGCCGCAGTCTCGGCTGATGTGCGCGCCGCCCTTGAGCAAATCGGCTTGCCTGATTGGGCCAAGACGATGCTCAACCAGCTTGGCGATGCTCCGGCGCTCGACCAGCTTGCCGGCGTGGTGGCGACGATCAACGCAACGCAGACGGCTCTGTCGAATCTCGGCAAGGTGATGCCGCAGTTTGCTGGGTTGACTGACGCGGCTACTCAGGCCCTGCTGAAGTCCTTCAACGGAATTGACGGCCTGGCCGGCGCTGCTGATGGCTTCTACGCCAACTTCTACAGCGAGGCAGACCGAGCCAAGAAGGCTACAGAGCTTGTCTCCGCTGCGCTGGGTGAACTTGGCTATGAGATGCCCAAGACCCGCGACGAGTTCCGCGCATGGGTCAATGACCAGCTTGCGCTCGGCGAGTCTGGCGCAAAGACTGCCGCTGAACTGCTGAAGCTGCAAGGCTCGGTGGCTGCGCTGGTGCCGTGGACCGTCGAGGCAGCGGCTGGCATCGACGAAGCGGCCAAGGCGCTGGAAGAAATGGTGGAGGCGGGCAAGCGCGCTCTTGCATCGCTCGCCGAGGATCGCGGATCGCTGATGGTAGATCTGCTGAACGCGCAAGGCAAGTCCGCAGAGGCTCAGGCTCTGGCACGACAGCAGGCCATTGGCCGAATCACCGCAGGGCTCACTGACACAGACAAGGCCGCAGCGATTGCCGCCTATGACTACAACCAGGCCATTCGCGACCAGATCGCCGCGCTGCTGGCTGCGACTGATGCACAGAAGCAAGCGGAGGCCGCCGCGAAGCAAGCCGCAGACGCTGCGATTGCAGAAGCTCAGGCACGGGCGCGGGCGGTTGAGCAAGAGGGCTACGGACTGACGACTCGGCTGCTTCAGTCTCAAGGCAATACCGCTGAACTTCGCCGCCGTGAACTGGCTGCACTGGACCCGACGAACCGGGCATTGCTTGAGCAAATCTTCGCTCTGGAAGACCAGAAAGCCGCCGCCGACGCAGCCGCCAAGGCCGCAGACGAAGCAGCCCGAGCACAAGCCAAGGCCGCAGCCGATGCCGAGCGTGCAGCAGAGCAGCAGGCCCAAGCCGCCGAGCGCTTCCGCGATGCGTGGCAGTCGGTTACTGACTCGCTCATGGATGAGGTGGCGCGGATTCGTGGCCTGGCTGCTGGTGATGCCGGCATGACGTACCAGATCGCTGCCGGCAAGTTCTCGAGCACCACAAGCCTTGCCCGTGCTGGCGATCAGAACGCAGCGAAGCTCCTGCCGGAACTGAGCCGCACCATGCTGACGCTTGCCGAAGCCCAAGCAACCAGCCTGGCCGAATTGCAGCGCATCCGTGCGCGCACCGCATCGAGCCTTGAGCAGACGAGCCAAGCGCTCGCCGGTCAGTTCGGCCTGTCGCTGCCGAAGTTCGACGTTGGCACGAACTACGTCCCGCAGACGATGGCGGCCATCGTTCACAAGGGCGAAGCCATCGTGCCGGCTAAGTACAACCCGGCTGCTGGTGGATCGTCGGGCCGAGACGATGAACTGCTCTCAGAGATTCGTCTACTGCGCGAAGAAAACCAAGTTCAAGCGCTCCAGCTTGTGAAGCTCCAAAGCGAAATGAACAAGCGCTTCAAGGACTGGGATTCCAACGGCCTGCCACGGGAGCGCATCGAAGCATGACACCCCTCATTCATGTGAAGCGGCTGGAGATTACCGACTCCATGCTGATCGCCTCAGATGTGCCCGAGACGGACTATCCGGCGTGGAGCAACTCGACCACCTACGCGCTGGGTGATCGCGTGATCCTCACCAGCACGCACAAGATTTACGAAAGCATCCAGGCCGGCAACCTGAACAAGAACCCGGCTGCTGACGATGTGGCGTGGTGGTCCGAAGTCAGCCCCACCAACAAGTGGAAGCTCTTCGACACGAGCAACAGCACGGCAACGGCCAAATCCACATCGTTCTATTACACGCTCCGCCCCGCTCAAGGCGTCAATGCCCTGGCCGCGCTGAACTTGACCGGCGCGAACAGCATCCGCATCCGCGTCACTCATCCGACGCTCGGCACGCTCTACGACAAGACCCAAGCGCTGGCGAGCCTGCCTGCTTCTGTTGGCTGGTGGGAGTGGTTCTTTAGCACGCGCAAGGCGCCGAGCGTTGCCATCGCGACCGATCTGCCGGCCATCCCCGGCTGCGACATCCGCGTCGATTTTGAGGGCACCACGGCTCTCTCAGTCGGCGTGCTGCTTGTCGGCGTGCAGAAGTCCATCGGCATCGCTGTTCAGCAAGGTGCGCGGATCGGGATCACCGACTACAGCCGCAAGGAAACCAACGCCTTCGGCGACACGGTCCTTGTTCAGCGGGCCTATGCCAAGCGGGCCTCTTTCGATGTGCCGATTCTGTCGGGCGATGTTGACGATGTTGTCGATTACCTCGCATCGGTTCGCGCCGTCCCGAGCCTGTGGATTGGCTCCGGCCTCTACGGCTCCACGGTGGTCTTCGGCTTCTACAAGGACTTCGAGGTGAATCTTGCCTATCGCGCTGTTTCTGAGTGCTCCATCTCCATTGAGGGAATGACCTGATGATTACAACCTCACTGAATCCACCGCTGCCCAGTGATGACCTTGCGACGTTCAATTCCAAGGCATTCGCAACGCTGTCGGCGCTGAACCCTTGGGCGACTGAGGCGAACGAAACCGCAGCAGATGTGAACGCTGACGCGGCATCTGCGCTCAACAGCAAGAACGCGGCGGCGGCGAGTGCATCGGCTGCTGAAACCAGCCGGCTCGGCGCGCTCTCTGCTGCCGATGTTTCAGCGACGAATGCGGGCGCAGTGGCTTGGGTCAGCGGCACCACGTACAGCGCAGGCGTCAAGGTCGTGTCACCACTCACTGGCCGGGTGTTCCGGCGCATCTCCACAGGTGCCGGTGCGACTGACCCATTCAACGACTCGGCGAACTGGGAAGACGTGATTGGCGGGCGGCGCATCCGAATCACAAGCGCGACCACGCTTCAGCCGCGATGCCTCTATGAACTGGACTCATCTGGCGGCGCCTTCAACGTGACGATGCCCGCCAGCTTTGCCGATCAGGACTGGATCGACTTCGTAGACGTTGGCCTCGCGCTCGGCACCAACAACGTGACGATCCTGCGAAACGGCAACAACATTCGCCGCGTGGCCGAGGACTTGGTTCTCGACGTTAGCGCCGACTCTTTCCGGCTTACGGGCCGCACAACTCTTGGATGGATTGAACAATGACAAGGCGATCACAACTCGGCGGCTTCGCGTCTACGCGGGCGGTCATCAATGCTTACTCGACTGGTGGCGGGGCTGCTGGCGCTGGCGTTGCAAACCACACCGGGCGCGTGATCCTGTCTGGTGCGCTCACGGCGAACACCTTCGCCACCCTGCTGACCGCGACGGGCAAGGGCGAGCTTTCCCTGCTCGGCCTTTACACGATGGACGCCACAAGCCGCACGCTTCGCCTTCGCGTCACGGTGGACGGCGTAGTGGTCTTCGGCCCGACAGCCACTACAGCCACGACCACCAGCGGCGCGGGCATCGTCGCGGCGGGCTCGATGATTTACGGCACGACTAACGTGCTCATTCAGGGCGCCCCCATCCGATACAACTCATCGCTGCTTGTCGAGGTCGCCACATCGCTGACCGAGACCGACAAGGTGGCTATCGGCTACATCCTCCACCAGGCGTGAGCACCATGAACGAAATCGCACCGGGAATCATTGAGTTCGGCCCCGCCGGCTCCGCGACAGTTCGCCCGCTGTCCGTCTCCATGCGTCAGGCCAAGCTGGCGCTTTACGCAGGCGGCCACCTTGCGGCAGTTGAATCAGCCATCGCTGCGCTGCCTGAGCCTCAGCGCACACTCGCCCAAATCGAGTGGGCAAGCGCCGCAGTTGTGGAGCGCAATAGCGCCACGGTCGCGCTGATCGCTTCGGCGGCTGGGCTGTCAAGCGCCCAGCTTGACGCGCTGTTTGCACAGGCGGCCACGCTATGACCGCGCTGCGCCACTGGATCACCCAAGTGGGCATCTGGCTCACCCAAACCGGCAATGTGTGGCTTCTTTTTGGCTATGCCGACGAGTCGGTGTCGTCGCGCTGCTGGCGCCTGCAAGCGCACCCGGGCTGGTCGCATCTGCGCGTCTTCGTCGACTGGGTGGCGCTGCGCGTGTTCGGCCAGCGCGACCACTGCCTGAAGGCCTATCTCGCAGAGGTTGCGCGCAGGCAGTTGCCGCCCGTTTTTCGCCAGCCTGGAGCCAATGACAAATGAGCGACATTGACCCTGTTCAATTCGGAGTCCTGACGGCTCAAGTGCAGACCCTTGAAAAGCAAGTCGAGGACTTGCGCAAGGACGTGAAGCAACTGCTTGAGCTGGCGAACCGCAGCAAGGGCGGCTTCTGGGTCGGCATGACGATTGCCAGCTCGGTGGGCGCATTTGTGTCGTGGATCGCGGGCCACAGCAATCTGTTCTCGCGGTAGGCCATGGACGCGGAAACCCTGCGCAAAGCGACCGGCTGCACAGCCGCCACGGCTGCGGCTGTCGCTGAGCCGCTGTCGGCGGCTTGCGCGTTTTACGGCATCGACACGCCCAAGCGCCTGGCTGCATTCTTGGCGCAGATTGGGCACGAGTCAGGATCGTTCCGGTTCGTGCGCGAAATCTGGGGGCCGACCGATGTGCAGCGCCGCTACGAGGGCCGCGAAGACCTGGGCAACACGCAACCAGGCGATGGCGAGCGCTTCAAGGGCCGGGGCTTCATCCAGATCACTGGGCGCTTCAACTACGCAAAGACCCGCGACCGGCTGCGCAAGCGATTCCCCGATGTGCCCGACTTCGAGCAAGAGCCCGAGCGCCTGGAAGAGTTGCAGTGGGCATGCCTCTCGGCATGCGACTACTGGGACTCGCGCGGCCTCAATGCACTGGCCGACGCCGACGACTTCGAGCGCATCACGAGAAAGATCAATGGCGGCCTGAACGGTCAAGCAGACCGCCTGGCCCGCTGGGAACGCGCCAAGACCGCCTTGGCATCAACCGACCAACCGCAAGAGGTGCACACCATGCCATTGCCCGCCATTGCAGCCGCTGCGCTGCCGCTCATCGTCGAGTCCATCCCCAAGCTCGCCAAGCTCTTCGGCAGTGGCTCCGAGGTGGCCGAGCGCAACATCAAGGCCGCCGAGACCGTGATCGGCATCGTCACCGAATCCGTGGGCGCGCGGAACGTGCAAGAAGCGATCGAGGCGATCCAGGCCGACCCGCAAGCCGCCCAAGCAGCAAGCCAGGCTGTGGAGGCCCGGTGGTTTGAACTGACCGAGGCAGGTGGTGGCGGCATCGACGGCGCGCGCAAGGCTGATGCCGCGTTCTCCGAATCTGGCCGCTCTCCGCTGCACTCGCCCGCGTTCCTGATTTCCATCCTGCTGATGGTCTTCCCGGCGATGCTGCTTGTGGATGTTTTCTATGTCCACCCTGCGAGCTACACGAGCGAGCTGCGGACTCAGATCGTCACCGCAGTGCTTGGCGTGATCCTGACCGTGGGCGCATTCTGGTTGGGGTCAAGCTTTGGCAGCCAGCGCAAAGACGAGCGCGCCGCGAAGTGATGCCATGATCGTCCGCTACTACCTCGCAGGCCGGCTTGTGCTCGAAGCTCTTGAGCCCGAGTCGCCGCGGGTAGGGGACGAGCTTTGCATCGACGGCAAGAGCTACCAAGCGGGACGAGTCGTGAGACACCTCCCGATGTGCCCGCCGGATCATGTCAACGTGCATCTTGTGCAGGCGGAAGCTGAGCGGGTTTGGCCTGCTGGGTATCCGTGAAAGTGCCCGTCTTTCCGGGCTGTCAGGGCTGCGACCCAAGATGCCCACCACCGAAGCAGGTATCAGTCCAATCCTCAAACCGGACAAGCTCATTGTATCGCCGCGCCCCACGCACAGATCACGCATCGCTTAGACATTTACCTATGAAGGATGGTCCCTCCGGCGGGAAACTTAGCATATAGATTCGGTTCCGCCTGTATTGCGTCACGTTTGATGTAAGTGACTGTCAATGCTCGCTTTTCCTGGCCGTGCGTGAAGCGTGATTTGTGGCGCGTTTGATGCGTTGGGGTACATTGGTTGACTCCCCCTCACGCACGGAT